CCCTCTAACATCTCTCTAACAGCATCTTCGAATTCATCTGCATCATCACACTCCTCAGCTATCTCTTGAAGTATCTCATCAGATATCTCAATGCACACATCATTTCTTCTACTACCTCTAATGCGTTCATAAAAACAGTATTCAAAGTTCATCTCACACTCCTTTGCAGTTCAGTTAATAGTTCGTTGTAGTAATTACGTGTCTTGAGTATCATCATAAGCAGTTGCTTACGGTCTTTGCAGATACCACTATTGAACACGTAAGATTTAGTTAAGGGATCATACACAGACATACTAACTGCACCAGCTTCACTAGTTGCCTTAGTGTATAACAGTCCTTTAAAGTCTTTAATAGTTGTTGTCATAACATCTCTTCTCCTTCTATTGTTTCAATTATGTACTCTTTATAGTGTGGTAAGTCAGTCTCCAAGCGACCTATATCATCATCTTCAGTATCAAAGATATAGTAAGGGTTCCTGTCTAATTCTTTTTGTGTAAGGTCTCTAACAAACCAGTCATCACACCCATAAAATTCATAATGTATCTTCTGCAGTAAATCTTTACTACCTCTATGTCTTACAAACATTCTCATAGCATTTCTTCCCCGTCATTTAAAGTTAACACAGGTATTTTAAACTCATTTATGTAATTAATATTTCTACACCATCCACCACCTGTTTGTCTGCCTTTCTCAGTTAATTCTAACACAAGATAATCAAAGCGCTTTGAGCCCCAATCTATCCACCACTCAATAGTATCCTTGTGTATATATAGTTTATGTTTCTTACTGTACTTTTGCAGTTCTTCTCTAGTTTGTGGATTTTTAATTGCTATATATTTCGTCATAGATATAGTCTCCCCACATATAGTAAGATAACATCAACAGCACTACTGCAGCAGGTGTAAAGACATGTAAAGATGTGAACAGTGCCTGTATAATTAAGTTTAATGTCATTATCATTGTAGTAACTCCTTCAGTTCTCTTATCGAGTCGTTGATATATTCTATTACCGGCTTGCTCTTGATATTTCTTTTAATGAACACCAGTATTCTTATTACGTTTTCTATTGGCATTGTTTTAGTTCCTTTTCTAAGTTGTTGTAATTGCATAAGATATTAAAAAAAGTTGTCAACAGACTGCATTTTTCTCTTGACAACTGTGAAAAAAGTGTGTATAATATTCTCAACGGTTCCGTTGGGGTAATGTTATATATTGTTAACAGTATATTAACAGTTGTTAATAGTTTGTTATAAGTCTATAACAGTTGTTAATAGTTTATTATTAACAGTTTGTTATAAGTCTATAACAGATTGTTAATAGGTTATCTAAAGTAAACTACTACTAAGTATATATAATATAACTTATATAAGTCTTATACAAACACTTAATAGGTCATTAACATCTGTTAACAACCTATTAACTACCCTTGTATAAGTTCTATATCAATCTATTAAAAGTTATAGTCACCTTTTATCAATGCTTTTATAGGTGCCTTCATTTTCTGTGTATGGATTCTCCTCCGTGTTTCTTTAAACATTTCCTGCAGTTCTATTAGTTCTTCCCTATTAAATAATTCTTTACAGCCATTAGCCTTGTATGTTAACAGCCTATTTACTTGGTGTCTTATGTATCTAATACGACTCCTAGTGTCCTTGTCTATGTATACTGTCATTGTTTTAAGCTCTTTTTACAAGTTTTCCATTACTTAATCTTCTAAATTTCCCTTGTGTTTTCCATAGTCCTTGTTTAATTTCTTTCTTTAAGTCTTTCAATCCTTCTTTTCTTTTATCCTTCATAGATGCTTTTATAATAAATCTACTTCTATCACTAAATTGCCCTTTTATCATTATGTTTTCTCCTTTCATAAGTTATGTAATGTATGTGTAAAGGGACTCTTGTGTTTTGTTATTACATTTTGCTTAATGCTTTTGATACATCAGCTTTTGTAAAGCCTTCCTTTTCAGCTTTCTTAATTAACTTCTTCAAGACTTCTTCTAAAATCCACTCTTTAGGATCTTTTTCAGCCTCGTCTTTTTCATACCAGAATCTATTCGGAGTCTCTGTGTATCCTACGGGATTCCCGTCAGAAGTTTTAATTGATAAACCGCCTTTTTTGGTAACAGTAGCCTTAATATTTGTAAAATCTACTAACCATTGTGTTAAGAATCTTTTATCGTTAGGTTTTACTGCTTTAATAATTTTTAGTAAAGGTTCGCTATTTTTATTTAACTCACCCTCATAATTTACAATAAACAAGTCAAGGGCATTTTGGATTCCCTCTTTATAGTTTTTTAGACCTGTTGATGCTTTCTTTAAGTTAGTGTTAATGTTGTTAAGTATTGTCATAGTTTTATCCTTTCATTTATTTAAAGAGTCCCTTTGCAGATACACTACACCCTTACCCCTATAACTACCGATTCTCTTATATTCTTTCAAGAATCCCTAGCGACTAATTTACACTCAAGAAATGCAGAGTCAACGACTCGCCGCAGAGTCTTATTTATACTTGATTAAGGAGTCTCAAGTCTTATAAAATACTTGTTTCATATATCGCTTATAGTGTTATATCGAATCGCCTCAATAGGTTTACAAGTATTTATAATATTGTTGTAACTATTATTTCAAGTTAGCAAGTAAGCATTTACAATAATCATTTGATAAGTCATTATAAAACACAAATTAAAATTAAAGTCAACAAGTTTTTTCAAAAAAATGCACAAAGCCCGTAAAATAAGGCGTGAATCGATGTTGATGTTCTATAAATGTTCTGTTCTAATTTTTTAGAATCGAGTGAACAAAAATAGAACAAAAGACCGAATCGAATCCGCCTAAAAAGACTAAAAAGAGTCACCGGTAAGCAATAGACAAAAATGGACAAAGCATTGATTTAGTGTAAATTTACAATGTGTAGACAGATATTGACAAAGTTTGTTAAAATTTTACAATAAAAATACAATAGACAGATTGTTGACAAATAGACAAAGATTGTAGACAGATATTGACAGACTTTTAACAATTTGTCAAATTTTGTCCACTAACACAAGCCTACAACAAATTTGTTGACAGATGTTGACAGTTTGGGAAAATTTTGTCCACAGTGCATCAAAGGGGTGGCAAGGGGGTGGTGGGTGTTCAATGATTCAAATAATACTGTAAAAAAATTTCTACCAAAAATTCTGACAACTGGCCACAACCTTTAAAATTTCTTTCTTGTCATCGTAGATGACTACCAAAAATTCTGAGATCTGACCACAACCTTTAAAAATTCCTTGACAAATTCAAACACCTGTGTTATAATAGTTAACAAACTGACGGAGACACACAACATGAAATGGAAAGATAGGAGACAAACTGCTAAAGGTAAGTACGTAACTAAAGCATGTTTTGCAGAATTACCTCGATTGCCTGGTTACGAACCTACTTTTACACTCTCTGCAGATGACCATGATGGTCTGTTAAGCATGGAGAAGTTATTTTTAAGCTATTATACTGACCCTACTGAGTACTTATTTGTACAGGAAGTCTTTGAAGGTGACTTTAAACACTGGGAAGAGATGAAGACTGGTGTTGTTATGAAGGAATACTACGAAGATTGGAAGCAGAAAGCTCTTAAGAAGTTACAGTCAGAGGTCATGCAGAAGCTAATTGAGAGTGCTATTGAGAAAAACAACGTACAAGCTATCAAATATCTCTTAGACATGCAGGTAGAGAAGCCGAAGGCTGGTCGTCCTAAGAAAGAAAAGAAGGTTGAAGAGGTAGATCAGAAGGATTTGTTAGCAGATATAGCTAGGTTGAAGGCATGATTGTAGAAGAAATACGTAAATTAGCTGAAGCAGACCTGATTACATTCGTTAAGTTGGTAGCTCCGTACAATGTTATGGGTAGTTGCCATGAAGATCTGTGTAAATTCTTAACAAATCCTGAAGGAAAGAACTATAAGCTTGTGTTATACCCTCGTGCTCACCGTAAAAGCTTTTATGCAGCCTGTGAAGCAGCTTGGGAGATTGTTAAAGACCCTAGTATAGCGATAGTTTACTTGTCTGCCACCAGTGATCTTGCAGAATACCAGTTAAGAGCTATTAAAGGTATCTTAGATAGTCCTATTGTACGTAGATACTGGCCAGAGTTAATCAATCCTGATGAAGGTAAACGTGAGAAATGGACCACTACAGAGATCTGTGTTGATGATCCAAGACGTAAGTCTGAAGGAACTCGTGATAGTACTGTTAAAGCTGGAGGCTTGACTACTAACATTACTGGTGCACATGCTGATTTAATTATATTAGACGATATAGTAGTACCTAAGAATAACACAGAGGAAGGTAGAAGACAGGTAATATCTCAATACAGTCAGTTACAGTCTATTTTAAACCCTGGTGGTAGAATTATTGCAGTTGGTACTCGTTATCATCCTAAAGACATCTATGCAACTATGCAAGAAACTGTTGAAGAGATATACGATGACAATGGAGAGCTGATAGGTAAGGAACCTCAATGGGATGTGTTGCAGAAGTCTGTAGAAGAGAATGGAGAGTTTCTGTGGAATAGAACTAAGAGGAAAGATGGCAAGTACTATGGATTTGATTTCAAGGAACTTGCAAGGATTAAAGCAGGTTATGTAGATAAGTCACAGTTCTATGCACAATACTACAATGATCCTAATGATGAAGGTTCTGCACTTATAACACAAGATATGTTTGAATACTACAACAGAGACCACTTAAAGACTATAGGTGGTGTTTATTATATCAAGAACAATCCATTGAATGTGTACGCTGCAATAGACTTTGCATTTACTGCATCAAGGTGGTCAGACAGTACTGCAATAGTTGTAGTAGGTGTTGACTGTGATGGAATAAGGTATGTGTTAGATATAGATAGATTCCAGACGGATAAGATTACAGAATACTACAATCACATCATAGCACTACACCAGAAATATAATTTGAAGAAGCTCCGTGCAGAGGTGTCAGTGGCTCAGCAAGTAATCGTTACAGCTC